CCGACCCTAGGGTCGGTCTCGTCCTTGTCTCATTCCATCGAAACCGTGAGATGGCACAGCGAAAGCTGGAGAGCAACTTTGGGTATTTCTACCCAAATTACCGGTATCTAAACAAAAGATGAAACTAAAGTTAAACGAAAATATCATAACGATACTTCTGTCTAACAATAGTTGTCATCAAGGTTTGGTACAGGAATGTTGGCTAAAGTATAAACAGAACTTTATCGCATGCCGTAAGGCACACGGTTCTGAGTACACCCTTAAGCTTTATAAAGCAGCCTACCAATATTTGGTAGACTGTCATTTAGGCTTAAAACCAGTTCCCATTAGCTTTAACAAAGTCGATAGGAAAGGTCTCCCGAAAGTTCTTTGGCCAATAAGGCCACTGATCAATCGGGGATCAATATCTGATATTAGGTTAACAATGTGCATTGCACGTGTTTTCCAACTTATCAGAGTTCCTGTCGACTCAGATTTATCGAAGATTACTAATCCCGGAGTTGTACTTCCCAATAACTACTTAAGTAGTTTCAGGAGGTACTGCCGGAAATGGTTTTCTAAGAAAAATCTTAGTAAACATATGAAGACTGTAAGATCAAAAGCACATACAACTATGAAGGCAGGTCCTAATGGACATGCCCTAGTTTATGCGGCTCATGATCTTTCAGCGCTTATACGAGATAAGCCGCTTCTAGCATCTATTGTATCAATGAATAACCTATTAGGTAATCCATGGATCAATAGAATGATGGAAGCGAATGTTCTCGACAATTACGAGGATATCAAGTCAAACCATTCCCGTTTGGGCTTTAGCCCAGAGGGAGGAGGAAAGACTCGTATCTTTGCAATTGGTGATTACTGGAGCCAATTCTCCTTAAGACCAATTCATGATACCCTAATGGGTATCTTGAGAAGTTTGGAAACCGATGGAACATATAATCAAGAACAGGCTTTCGCCCGTATTCTTGAATGTTCTAAAGGGAAACAAACTTTTTGTTTTGATCTATCAGGAGCTTCAGATCGTATACCTTTGCAGGTACAAACGATTATGATGTCAGAGCTTTTCAGCCCTGAAATCTCTGAAGCATGGTCCAATGTTATTGCTAATAGAGAGTTCCACCACAAGTACGGAGAACCCGTTAAATGGAAGGTAGGACAGCCGCTAGGCTTACTATCTTCCTGGGGTTCTTTTGCATTGTGGCATCACATTATCATAGAATACTGCGCTGACAAGATAGGATTGACATCCTTTCGAGACTACGCAGTATTAGGTGATGATGTGGTGATTTGGAACTCTTCTGTGGCTCATCAATATCAGAAACAGTTAAAGTTTTTAGGAATTCCTATTAACTCTACTAAATCTGTTATCGGTGATTCCAAGCGCAGTCAAATCGAGTTTGCCAAAAGGCATGCTCGAGACGGCGTGGAGATCTCAGGTATCTCATATAACCTCCTTAATAAGAACAATCTACGAAACGTAGATGAACTTATTACGGAGGTCAATAAGAGATCAATGATGATCGACAAGGAAAATTGTGGTCGTATTTTGATCCAACACCCGAATTCTCGGGTTCAGGATTTACTTACTCTCATAATCACTCTTAGACTCCTACAAGGCCCAACCAACTTAGTTGGAAGGTTACCTTGTCTTGGAATCGACAGCGAAACTCTTTACCATATGGTAATCGAGAAGCGCTGTGAGAAAATTATGGAGAAAGTAATGGATCTCGATAAATTGTTAGGTGGGAGTTATCCCATCGAACAATTATTCGAGAAACACGAAGTGCAGTACAATTCCACGGCACTGGGGTTAACGGGTTACTCACATTCAGAATCACTTCACCCACTAGTTTGGGTAGTCAATCACCTAGGTGAAAGACTATCCCAACTCTTGGAACAAATTTGGTCTGGAGAACCAGACGCAATAAGTTCTGTTGAGTACTTACCAACAATTCCTAATACGGAGTTCTTCGCTAACAGTAAAACTGCTAAGCATGAGTTCTTCGTATCAATCCTTATTGACAGCTATCTAGAGCTTAAAGCTCAAGACAAAAGTGGGGGGAAATAATTCCTACTTGGAAGTATCGTTAGATTACGCCAAAGGCGTTGAAGACCACTGCAAAGTGG